ACGGCACACCGCCCGAGCGAGCCGGCCTTGATCGGCTCGACCGCCACCACGAACGAACTGCCGCCGGTGGGCAGCCCGCCCGAGAGGACCGGCCGGTCCTGGAACTGCCGCGTCGCGGCGCCGGTGGAGCCCGAGGGCGTGAACACCACGCCGGCCACGCCCATCACGCCCCACCGCGAGACGACGCCGGTGGTGGAGTTCTTGACCAGGATCGGCGTGTAGGGCGGCTCGGCGTCGCGGGGGCCGTCGCCGACGGCCTGGTCCTGCTGCCCGAGGACGATGTCCGCGGCGTCTTGGGCCCGGTTCCACGCGCGGGCGGAAATCTGCCCGCGGAGCGGGCCGGGCGTGATGCGTCCGGGGCGGCCGGCCTCGCTCATGTCACACCGATGCCGAGGAGGGAGAAGTCGCCGTCCGGGTAGACCTTGTTGACGTAGACCGCAATCGGCTCGCGCGTGACCTGGCTCTTCGTCGTGTTCTCGGTCGTGGCGTACTTGATCCAGAGGTATTCGTGGCCACCCTTTTCCACGCCGTCGATGTCGCCGACCTTCAGCGCAGGCAAGGTTGCGGAGGATCCAGCGTTCGGCGACGCGACGAACTTGAACGACAGCGACCACGGGCCATTCCCGCGTTGGTCGTCCCACTCGTGCGACCCGCTCGCGCCGGTGAATAGCACCTCGCCAGCAGCGAAGCCGCGGAAGGATGCATTGTTGGTCGAGCCGGTCAGCTTCGCGATGTTGCGGATGTAGGCGCTCGTGACGTAGCTCGACGGCACGTCGTAGGACTCCGACCATTGCAGGGCCGGGACGATGATGTCGACGCCGTTCACGCCGCGGTCGTCGACGCCGATCGCACCCTTCGCCGACGCGCCGTCGTCGAGCCCCGAAGGGCCGTAAACCTTCTCGCCGTCGTCGGTGACGGTGCCGGAAGAGTTCTTGGTTTGGAGGGCGTTCGTGATGTGCTGCGTGCCGCCGCTCGTATCGAACGACCGGGCCCGCTTCAACGGCGCCGTCTGCGTCGCGTCGTCGGCCCCGACCTTCTCGTAGTTGATCGTCACCTTCCAGGCCGTGTCGCCCTGGTACTCGACCGAATACGACTCGGCCCGCAGCCTGACGAGCGGCTGGCCCGGGTACGTCCAGGATGGGTAGGTCGTCGAGATCGCGACGTTCGCCGCGGCGTGAAGCGTGTCCTCGCTCGACGTGCCGATGACGTGGAACACTCGCGTACGGGTGCTCGCGTCCTTCCGCCCGAGGCGGTAGATCGTCGCGGAGCGGCTCGAGGAATCTTCGATCCAGGTCAGCGGCACGGGTTCACCTCACGCGACGACGACACCGACACGATTCGACTCTTCGATGCCGGCCTGAATCTTCAGCAGGGCGTCGAGCTGCTGCTTCTGCACGTTGCCTCCGCCGGCCATCTGCTCGAGGCCGAACGCCGAGAAGGTGCCGGCGACGGCCGTGCCGACCGCCTGCGACCCCGGAGGCGTGACGGGCGGCGGCTCGGAGGTCCGGCCGACCAGTTCCGACAGAGTCGTCTTTGCTGCGGCGACGGCTGCGGCGCGATCTGCCGCCCGTTGACGATTGGCATCTTCCCGCCCAACCATCCGATTTTCGGACTGCTGCCGATTTCTCCGCTGCCGCTCGATGGCCGCGCCCTCGTGCAGCTGGTTCGCGATCACGGCGTCCGCAAGCCTCTTTTCCATCCCTGGATTGGCCTTGCCTCGCTGGTCCGCCCTCTTTTGATTTTCCCTGTCGATTGCCTCGATCTTCTGCTGCGTGTCCGTGGCTCCGGTGAAGAAGTCCTTGACGCGAATCCACGCCTTCTGGACGTTCCCGACCAGCGTGTCGAACGTCACCATCACGGCATTCGACAGATTGTCGAAGATCCCGAGAAGCACGGCTTGAAGGATGCGAACCGCCGCCGCGGAGTCCGTGCGCAGCGAGTCCCAATTGTTGACGACGTTCGTTCGCAGGTAATCGAATGCGTTCTGAACCATGCTCACGAACGGGTCGATCGCATCCATAATCGTCTTCTGGCCTTGGAGCCACACGGCGACAGCTCCAGCCCAGGCGATCTCCATCGCGCCGGTAATGTCACCGGACGAGATGGCATTGAAGACGCCGGTCATAGCGGTCGTCGCCGACTCCGCCATGCCGGCCAGTGCGTCGCGTGCCGTTGCGACAGCAGTCGTCACACCCACCGATAGCGACGAGTTGAACCCGTCCAGCTTGACGGAAGAGGCAGCGATCGCGACGGCGATCCCGGCAATCCCAGCGGCGAACAACGCCACGCCGTTGCTCGCCAGAATCTGCGCCGTGGCTTGGGCAATCGTCGCTGCTGTCAAGACCACCATCTTTCCCGCCGCCATGACTGCCGAGAGTGCCAGCCGCCCCAGATTCACGGCCAAAAGGATCGTGAGTCGGCCGATGTCATAGACGGGCTTCAGGAACGCAGAAGAGGCGCGCGTTACGCTCGCGATCGCGTTCCCGAAGACGACGAGTGCCGTACCGCCACCCGCAAAGATGGCAGCGACCATCGCCGCTTGCCGCACGAGGTTCGGATTTTCTCGGACGAATCGAGCGGTCGCGTCCGCAGCCGCCGACACGGCATTCGCGAGGCCGACGACGGCCGGCGCAACGGCAGATCCAACCGCCGACCCCAATTCGGCGAGCGACCGCTGAGCCCGCGCCACCTCTTCGGTCTGTGCCGCAAACGCTGCTCCGGCCGCGGCGATCGGCGCGAAGACAGCCGACCCAGCGGCCGCCATTCTCATCCCAACGCCGGCCACGGCGTCGCCCAGGTCGCCGACCTGCGTGTTGACGATGCGCAGCGCGTTTAGCAGCCTGTTCGGGTTCGCCCCGATCTCGACGTAGACCTGCCCGCCGCGAACTGCCGATGCGCTCATGTCAGCCTCCGAACAGCATTCGCATGTCCTCGTCCGTCGGCGGTCGCCGCTTCGTAGGCGTCGCTTTGGCGAACGGGTTGAACTTCTCCGGCGACATCGATTGCGATCCCTTGGCCCGGTGGGCGTTGTAGAACTGGGCGAGCAGTTGTGCCGTGTGCCACCAGTCGCTCTCCAGGCGTCCGTCCCGGGCCGTGATCAACTGCCGGAGGGTCCACTCTCCGGGGTGGATTCCGAGGATTCCTGCCGTGGCCCAGATGAGGCCCCATGCATCGACCGGAGGGCCGCCTCCGCCTGCGTCGTCAGCTCCGCCGCCAGTTCCGTCATTCGGGCGGCCAGCGAGGACACGACGCCGCGGAGGCGCGGGGGGAAAAAAGAGACGAGCTCCTCCTCGAGCGCCGTTCCGCCCGCTTCCAGCGCGTCGCCGCTCATTCCGTCAAGGAACGCCTCGCGAGAGATGCCACGCGACTCGGCCTCCGGCAGGAGGATCGCGTAGAGCGTCTGCCCGAGGGCCAGAAAGTTCGACCGAAGCACCTGGAACGTCCGAGCGATCTCGCCCGCGTCGATCAGGTCGAACGGCACCGCCTCCGTCGACGGCGGATCGCCCTCCGCCTTTGGAGGCATGACGACTCGGACCAGGTCTTTGACCCTCGCCGCCGACGAGACCGTGAGCGACAGTCGCCACGGCCGCCCCTCTGAATCCTTGAACTCCCTCACCGCAGCCCTCCTTGTGTTTTCAGCATCTCGATCTGCCACGCCCGCACCTCGTCGAGCGGCTGGGCATCGCTCACCCGCGACACGACCGCCGTGAACGTGTGTCCGCCGGCCACGACCGCGATCTCCGTCCCGGCGATCGCCGCGGCGGTGGCCGTGGTGGCCGCCGCGTCGTCGATCGTCTCGACGACCAGCGAAACGGCGTAGCCCGTCTGGAACGAGATCGAGGCCCGCGACGCGAAGGGCCGGATCTCGATGGAGGTCGACTGGTAGTCAACCGTCACGTCGCGGACGCCGGGCACGGCCACGCCGTCCCAGGTCAGCCCCGCCTCACGCCCGAGGGAGATCGCCACGCCGACCTCCCATCGTCAGGAGGTCTGCTTGACGGTGAGCGTGAACGTCACCGGCCCGTCGAGCGGCTGATTCTCCGCGACGCTCGTCACGATGAACCCGGTGCCGGCGGACGACAGGCTCGTCATCACGCTCTTCGCGTCCAGGCACTCGATCTGCCCGGAGCGGGTGATAAACCCGCCGGTCGCAGCCTTGTACGAGATGCCGGACACGAGGCCGCGGTGCGAGATGTCGATCGCCTCGGCCTCACGGGTCCAGGTGACCGAGATGACGCCCGAGGCGCCGTTGTGCCCGGTGGGCGTGCCGCCGTCGCGGCCGAGGGTGATCGCCACGAGTGCCTCCTGTTACTGGACGCCGCGAGTCGCGGACACGGTGTAGGTGATGATGTCGTCGAGCGGCTCCGAGCCGGAGACGCTCGTGACGAGGAACTTCACGCTTGACAGGGCGTGCCCGTTCGCGCCGGTGTTGCTCACCGTCACGACCGAGCCCTCGTTCACGCCCGGAACGTCGACGCAGGTGAGCTCGAGCGTCTGCTCCGCCCAGCCCTTGACGATCGTCCGAACCGTGTCGCCCTTCTTCGTCTTGTCGATCTCGGTGAAAGTGGTCGTGATCGTCCCTTCCCGGACGTTGCTCACGCCGGTGTAGGACACGTCCTTGCCGAGCACGATCGTCTCGCCGGGCATGTGGGAGACCTCCGAGGGTGTGAGCCTCCAAGATCGCCCCGCCGGGGCCGGCGGCGGAGGGGGTGTGGCGCGTCAGAACAGCCGCAGCTGCCGAGGGGCAGGAGCGGCCGGGCCGGCGATGAAGTCCTTGAACGCCGCCGGGATCTTGTCCTGCGCCCGATCCAGGCCCTGTCGCATGTACCGGCGCGGCTTGACCCGACGCCGCCCCCAGAAAAAGGACCCCTGGAGATCCTCGGTCTGGCGCTCGAAGCGTGCGGTGTCCTTGTTGAGCACCTTCCGCCCCCGGTTGAAGTTCGACAGCGTCCCGAACACGGCGCCGCGCATCCGGGCCGGCGCGCGTCGCGGCGTCACGCCGGGCGTGAACCACAGCGACACGGTCCCGCCGACCTCGTGGAGCCGGTTCAGCCGCGGAATCATCTTCGGACCGATCACGACGGACTGCGTGTTGGAGTCGTAGTCCGAGATGATGTCGGAGCGAAGGAATCCCTTCGGCCACCGCTCCGTTTTCCAGCTCGTCACGCGGTCGGTCTTCGGGATCTGGTAGCGCTTGATGATGAGACGCTGGCCGTCCCGGGTTCCGCCCTCGATGAACCGCGGGAATGTCAGCTCCTTCCGTACGCTCATCGCCCGCTGCGTCTCACGCCGCACGTCCATACCGGCCCGCTTCAAGGCCACCGCCCGAGCGGCTCCGACGCGGCTTTTGAGCTCGTCCCACTGGAAGGTCGTGATGTTCTGCGCGCGTCGAATCTTCGCCCGCTCCGACGGGTTGAGCATCGACAGGCGGAAATACATCTCGATGCCGCCGGCATTCGAGACGAACGACTGCGGCGGAAGCTTCCACGCCATCAGTGCGCCCTCGGCACGCGGTAGACCACGACGATCCCGGCCCGCCAGACGTTGCGGTCGACCAGGGCCTCGTCCGGGTTCTTCTCGACCACGATCGACTGCGGCGAGGTCACGCCCGCCGGCCACGAGACCGCGCCCCAGGAGTGCTCTTCCAGCTTGTCGAGCAGCTCCTCCAGGAGGTCGAGCATCTCGTCGCACGCGGCCTCCGTCGGCGTGTGCCGGGCGAGGTAGATCTCGACGGAGTAGTCCCGCTGGTGTGCCGACCGCGACAGCCGCTCGCTCTCGACCGGCCCGTCGGTGATGCAGATCACCGGGTCGCCGAGATCCTCGATGTCGTAGGTGGGGAAGTTCTTCGACTCGACGGTGACAGGGTCGACCGTCGCCGTCCACGTCACCGCGTCGAGCGAGGTCACCAGGGCGTCGATGATGTCCGCTTGCTTGCTCACGCGCCACCTCCTGCCGCCTCGGCCATCGCCGTCGCGTTCGCCGCGACCCGGTCATCCCACGGTAGCCCGCGGGCCGCCTCGACCGCGTGGGGGACTGCCTCGGCCTGCCGGCCGAGCTGCCAGAGGGCGATCGCCGCGAGCTCGTGCGCGTGGGCCTTCGCCGGCGGCGCCGTGGCGTGCGTCGAAGCCCGGGCCGCGATCGCCTTCTGCGCGAACGCGAGCGATTCCTCCGGCCGCCCCTGGTGGTGCCGCGCGAGCGCCAGCCGCTCCCAGGCGTCCGGCTCGCCCGGGCACTCCTTCGCCGCCGCGTGGAGGTAGCCCTCCTCGCCGGTCAGGCTCGCCAGCCGCCGCATCGCGTGCGAACGCTCCGTGAGCGCCCCGCCCGGCATCCGCAGGAACGCCGCGAACTCCGCGGCCGCCTCCGGCCGCCCGGCGTAGTCGAGCTCGCGGGCGAGATACCACCGCGCCCGGGCGTCCGCCGGCGACTCCGCCACCGCCACCCGGAGGAGCGTCAGGTCGCTCTTGTGGACCTTCCCGGCGTCGCGGTGGTGATGGATCTCCAGGCCGTCAGCGAACTTCATCCGCTTCTCGCCGGTCCAGCAGACGAGCCCCTCGTGCGTCGCCTGCCGCCAGACGAATCCCTCCCGGGCGTGGACGCGGTCGCAGTGGAACACGAGGCCCGGAGAGCCGTCCGGGGCCCAGGACCACACGTAGCGGTAGGTCAGGCAGTTCGCCTCGCCGTCCCACGCCCGCTCGATCGCCTCGCGCCAGCCCGGCTGCGGCCGCTCGTCGAGGTCGATCCGGCACACCACGTCGAGGTCGGGCGGGAGGTTGTTCATCGCCTGCGTCCAGGCCACGTCCCACCGCCAGGGCCGGACCCACGACCGGGCGACGGTCACGCCGCCGGCCTCGAGCAAGGCGACCGTGTCGTCGGTCGATCCGGTGTCGGTGACGACCCGCACGTCGGCGGCCGCCGTCGCCTCGGCCCACGCGGCCGCGTGCTTGGCCTCGTTCTTCGCCAGGGCGTAGACGCCGACTTTCATCGGATGATCTCCTGGAGCTTGTGGGCGAGGACGCCGAACCGGGCCTCCGGCGGGTAGCAGCACGGGTGGAACACGAGGTCGCCCCGCTGCCACGTCGTGCCGCCGCCGTCCTGCGTCCACGCGACGCTGTTGAACGCCCGCGGCGGAAGGATCGTCAGGCAGTCCGCGAACCGCTCGGCCTGCTCGGCGAGCCAGGACTGCGTCCAGTACGGGTAGCGGGCCCGGTCGAGCCAATCGCCGCGGGCGTCGCGCATCGCCCGCAGCAGCCGCCGCGAGCCCGCCGTCGACCGCCACACGACCGACCCGCAGTTGAGGCGGTTCCACGACAGCCAGGGCATCCCCTCCTCACAGACCGTGCAGTCGTCGCCGAGCCCGGGCACCTCCTCGATCCGCTGCCGGTGGTTCGTCACGAGGCAGTCGGCGTCGATCGCCCAGACGAGGTCGAACGTCGCCAGCAGGTCGAGGATCACGTCCTGCGACGCGAGGGCCTCGTCGTAGGTCATCCGCCGCACGTCGAGGGAGTAGCCGTGCCGCAGGCAATACTCGGCGTTGGAGGGCACGGTCGCGAACGACCAGGGCGTGTCGCCGACGTTCGTGAAGACGCAGACCCTCACAGGCGGTATTCCTTGCGGTTGCCCACCGTGTAGAACGCGAGCGGCTCGTCGATCCGCAGGATCGGCGTCAGCACCGCGGCGCGCCGCCAGTAGTCCCAGTCCTCGCCGTAGCCCGAGGGCCACTGGTCGCCGAGCACGCGGGCGACCTCGGTGTGGACGATCGCCGTCGAGTTGATGACCGGGTTCAGCGTCTTTACGAGCCCCGTCACGTCCCAGAACGTGCCGAGGAGCTGCCGGCCGTGGTCCGGGTGGTGGAAGCCGCAGATCGTGCCCGCGGTGTCGCGGTTGAGCGCGTTGGTGCAGATCACTCGGTAGGCGTCGTAGGCGTCGACCGCGTCGAACTGCCGGGCCATCTTCTCGGGCATCCACTCGTCGTCGTCGTCGAGGAACGCGACCCAGCCGTCGAATCCGACGCGGACGATCTCCCGGAGCGCGGTGTTGCGGACGGCGCCGACGGCGAACCCGGCGTCGTGCTCGAGGCGGCTGGAGATCGGCCGCCGGTGGATCGTCACCCGGGCGTCGTCGACGATCTCCTCGAGCCACTGGTAGCGGCGGTCCGTCGAGGCGTCGTCGACGACGTGAATCTCCTGCGGCGGCACGGTCTGCCCGAGCACCGACCGGATCGCCCGGAGGGCGAGCTCGTAGCGGTTCCGCGTCGGGATCACGACCGCGTAGTCCCTCACGGCCCGGCCTCCAGGAGCGTCGCGTCGTGGTCGCACCGCCACGCCTGCACGAGGTCGGGCCGCTCCCGCCAGGCGTCGGCCCAGTCGTTGACCTCCCACGTCGCCCAGCCCCGCCGGCGCATCCTCACGGCCGCGTCGACGACCGCCTGGTGCCAGGGCAGGGCGAGATGCCGCGGAACGGTGAACACGCCGCCGGCACAGTGCCACGCCACCCGGTACGGAACCGGCGTCAGGTACGGCGGGCCCTCCCAGATCGACGCCATGCCGACCCGGTCCCGCGGCGCCCGGTGTGCCGCCCGGGCGAGGAACGCCGCCACGCGGGCCTCCGTCACGCCGGGGCAGTGCAGCAGGCCGTAGTCCATCCAGACGAGGATCTCGGCGTCGGTGCGGTCGGCCGCCGCCGCGACCCAGGCCGTCTTCTCGTGTTGGGTGGCGTGAAATGCCCGGGTGTCCTTCTCCGGGTTGCCCGCCGGCAGCAGGGCGCCGTCGGACACGGCCCAGTGCCAGCAGGCGTCGACGGTGCCGCCGAAGGTGATCTGGTCGACACAGTCGGCCGCCTCGAGCAGCCGGGCGCCGAGCCGGTCGTACTCCGCGTGCGACCGGTTCGGCAGGTCGAGGCGGAGGTAGCCCGTCACGAGACAGGCGCGAGGATTCGACACACGTCGTCCTCCGAGAGGTCAGCCGTCCACGCCTCGGCGTCCCGCACGCCGAACGTCACGACCAGGCGGCCGTCCCCGTGCCGGGCCAGCCCGGCCGCGAACTCGATCGCCCGCGGTTCGCGAAACGAGAACAGCGGCGACCACCGGACCAGCGTCAGGGAGTCGTCGAACCAGAGGAATCGGTGCTCGTAGGCCCGGCGGCCGCTCTCCATCACGGCGACCTCGTGGACGACCGTCAGCCAGCCGTCCCGGACGCGCACGAGCTGCGACCCGCCGCGGAACCCGCCGGCCAGCCGCGGCGCCGTCCCGTGCCGCAGCACCTCGTAGACGCCCGGCAGCCCGGCGTCGGCCTGGACGGTGACGGTGTGCCCGCCGTGCCGGGAGGCGTAGAGCCAGCCGTGCCGGCCCTCGATCGGCGCCCAGTTCTTCTCGTGGTGCCCGAGCCCCTCCCATTCCAGAATCCGCATTCTGGAAAGAGCCCCGGTCGCCGGGTCGAGGTCTGCCGTCGCGATCCGGCAGCGGCCGTCCCAGCCGGCCGCGTCCCGCACCGTCGCCGACACGGCCAGGCCCGTCGGCGTCGCCCGAAGGCGGCAGTCTTCGAAGCCCTCGACGGGGTAGCCGCTCCGCTCGTAGTCCGGCAGCGTGACCTCCCGGCGGTTCGACGGCCGGAGGTCGGCGTCGAGGTCGACGAGCAGGTTCACCGTTCGGATCCGGTCGCCGTCTTCCGGTGGGATGACGTAGCGGCCCGCCTCATCGATCCGGTAGTTCGACGAGCGGACGATCGCCAGGAGGCGGCCCGCGTGGGAGATCACCGTCGGGTTGAAGAGCGCCCAGCCCGGGGCCGCAGGCTCGATCTCGATCCGGGCGAACGTCACCGGGATTAGGTCAGCCAGGCGCGGCGTGTACCACGTCCGGTTCGCCCGGGTCTGCCGCTCCAGCCGCTCGTCGATCTCCAAGCCCAGCAGGCGGTCGCACGCGCGGCGCCCGGCGTCGAGCTCGCCGCAGTAGTAGGCGTGGATGGCGAGGGCGTTGAGGTGTTCGTGCATGGCGAGTCCTCCGGCGGGCATCCTTGCCGCCGCCCCCGATCCGCCGCAGGGGGTGCGTCACGCGAGCCGCGACGCCTCGCGGAAGGCGTCGTCGATCTCCGAGGCGGTCATCCCGAGGGCGGCGCCGAACGTCTCGACGAGCGGGTGGCTGCGGCGGAAGGAGAGGGCGTTC